CGCGTGCGAACTGGCGTGCCGTCGTACCGCTCGCGAACCAACTCGGCCACCCGTTCCGGCAGCGTCTTCGGCATCCCCAGATCGGTGTAGGTGAAAGTATGGTTGTGCGAAGTCGTCCTCCGAACTATCCCAGACCATCTCAAACTCGATGGAGCCATCTTTAAGCGTCCCGACAACTGCCTTCCATCCGGCATTTCCGCGCGTGGTGACGTTCGCTTCGCCAGCCTCCAGGTTAAGGGTCACGTCCTTTACGTTCTTGATCTCGACCCACACGGGCACGGCGTAGGTGCCGGTGTTCCTATACAGCTTGGCATCAAGTCCAAGTTTCACGCTCAAAGGTCACCTCGCTCCTACTGAAGTGAAAAGGCCCCGGCGGCCGGACCGCCCAGCCGCCGGGCGCGACGAACCGACAGGATTACTTCTTCTGCAGGTCCGTCGGCTTCTTGTCCTGCTTCTCGATCAACGACTGCACCAACTCGCTGAGTTGCTCGAACATGGCGTCGTCCAGCAGGAGCGGTTTGCCCGCAGCCTGGCGGCGCGAGCGGACGAACCGCACGCCCCACACGGCCAACGTGACGACCGCGGGAATGCTGAATCCGGTCGAGATGAGCGTCAAAATCGACGACCAAGGCAGATCGCTGATTCCTACGGCGCGGCGCTCGGTCTGGACGTAGGGCAGCAGCCGCCCCGAGATCTTGTCCTCGATCCGGCCATCAGCGGTGAACAGCACCACGGGGAGTTCATCCCGGCGCACCGGAAACTTGTCCTTGGCGTGGGCAAAGTCCATGAAGCGAACTTTGAAGTTCTTGCCGCGCTCCCGGCGAAGACCTTCAAGGATGCCTTTGATGCGACCGTCATTGGCCATATCGAGGCCATCGTTGGCGTCCGTGACCACGATCGCTTCCGGGTAGCCCGACGAAGGCGACTCATCGTCCGGCGCGACCGGCTTGGGTTGCGGAACCGGGATGGGCGCCGGCTCGGGCGGAATCTTCAAGACATCGAGCGGATCGACGACAGGGGGAATGGGCAACGGCGCGAGCGGATCTTCCTTCGGATTTGGCTGCCAGGGCGGGTTGATCCCGTACGCACCCTCGGCCAACCGATGGCCCCGTTCGACCGGCTGCGGCCGGACCTTCGACACATAGAGCCGGATGGCCGAGGTGATGTCCCTTGCCAATTTTTCGGGGCTGCCCCCATAGGCCGCCTGATAGACCACTGCGCCGGGATCGCCGTAACGGCCATTCCGGGGAGGCTGCACCAGAATCGTGGGGAAGGTGGTCACCTTGATGGCCGTGAACCGCCAGGCCTGGCTCTTATCCTCGCGCTGGTAGACGTTGTAGTGCGACCAACTCTGCTTCGGATCGGCCGGATTCGCCAGGGCACGGAGCCACGGGTCCGACTGGAACTCCCGCTTGAGCCGCTCGCAGGCCGGGCAGCCCTTCATCGAAAGAACCGTGATGAACCACTTGTCGGCATCCGAGGCCGGCGGACCCATTGCCTCCACATAGAAGTCGGTCGTATCGGCCCGAAAGCCGTCGCCGACATACTGGACGACGTTCCCCAGGCGACGGACTTCGTTCTGATCGACGACGAACGAATTCTGGGGCGCCTGTCCCCAGGCGGTGACGCCCACCGCGAGCCAGATCACGCTCAAAAACCACGCATTACGCATAGCATCCTCCCAAGGTTGAAGAATGGAGAGTCAAGAAAGCAGGCCGACTACCACCAGCGAACGTAGCGCGGGCGGACCGGATGAGGCGGGTAGTCGAGGACCACCACCCACTGGCCGCTGGCCAGATGCAACCGCCGAAAGGCGGCTTCATCGTAGGTGTCGATCCGCTCGGGCGAGTTGTTGTTGCACACATACCACTTGCCCTGGCGCGGGTCGTAGCCCATCAGGGTCTGGAAGTGATTCGTGCCGGCTCCGATGGCTGCGCCACGGCCGGTGCTGGTCGCCCACTTCATCCAATCGAATGTGGACTGTCCCGTGACGTTGTAGGCGCGGATGCCTCGGCGCTCGCAGTAGCCGGCCACGCGACTGGGCCCCGAGCCGCCTCGCTCGGCGCGCCCATACTCCGTGTCCCACAGGAGGGTGGCAGCGGCGGGTACATCTTGGTCGGCGCCGCACATGCCGATGCTGCACTGCACGCAGCTCCCGTCCGGGTTGCGGTACCAATTGCGAATCTCGGCAGGCAGGTCCACCGCCATCGGATCGGCGACCCGCTGCGCTTGCGCCATCTGCCCCGCGAGCGTCACCATCACCGCGACCATCCACGCAAGCATGCTCTTCATAAGCAGATCCCCTTTCTAACGAACGGAATTGGCCCATAGACGGGGCAGTCGGCTTTGCATCTTCATGAGCGCCGGCCCCATGAACGGTCGCTTCGGATAGACTTCCCGCTTGTAGGGTCCGCCGAACTCGTGGGCCTTGCCTGCCGTTCCCACGATGTTCACGTCCGGACCCACCACCACAGTTCCCCGTCCCTTCTCGACCTTGTAGAGAATTGCCCGCCTCAGCTGCCCTTTGCGGGTGCTGGGAGGTGTTTCCTCGGGCGACGCCTTCTTCCGCTTGCGGATCGAACGCCTGGCTACCAGTCGAACGGCCGCACCCGCATGCCCCAGATTCTTGAACGTGGCCTGCCCTACGCGATCCAGCACCGTCTTGGGTTGCACTCGGATCGAGACATTGACGCGGATCATCCCTGCGCCGCGCGAAAGACTTTGAACGTGAACGTCAAAACGCTGGTGAACTGCCTGAACTCTTCCAGATGCTCCACGGCATAGACCGGCACGTTCTCGGTCTTGGACCAAGCCGCCGTCGGGTAGTCGCCCAGCCGACGAAACTGGAAGCGGTCAGCGATCTCTTCCACCAGGGACACGAGAGGATCAATCTCCTCGGGCGTTTCGACTGCCACCTTCTTCTGCACGGCTACGTCGATCGCATACTCGTTCTGGCTGGTGTCCCGCGACAGGCCCGTGGTCACGAGCCCCTTGGGAACGACCGTCACACGCAACACGGCCATGTCCGGCAGTTCGAACATCGGCAGGTACTGGCGCTCGGCGGTGAATGGCATCGAGAACGGCGCTTCGTTGAGTCGCCCCTTCACTGCCTCCGCAATCTCGTCAATCGTGGCCATCTGGTTCCCCGTTAGGTGAAGATGCGATACACAACCCCTTCGCCCACGACACTAACCTTCAGATACACCTTGCTCGCGTCATCGATCTGAATCACGATCCCCGCCCGATCGGTAGGCATGAGCGGCATGTTCTGGTTGCCACTGTCCCCCACGAACACGGGGGCCGTGTTCTGTGGGTTGCCGTTGGCATCCAGCCGAGGTCCAAGCCACACAAACTTGCAAAGCGTGCTGGCGTTGACGAGTTTCCGTGCTGCCGCGATCGTAGCCACAGTCTTGGTCCCGCCAGCGAACGAGCTCGGCGGCGCGAACAGGACTAAGATCGCCCCGGTGGCCGAGTCGATCTCCACCGAGGCGCTTTGAATCCAGATGCGAGTCATGGCGGGACCACCGTCTCCACATGCTTGGTGTGAATTCGCAGCGTCTTGCGGTACGGGTCGGAATAGCGGTAGTGCGGCTGTCGACCGGGAGCCATCACCTCGTAAACAAAGACCCTGCTCCCCTCCGTCTCACGAATCCGATCCCCGCGGTTAGGAAGGATCGCCACATCCTCGAATGTCAGGTCTGCTGCGAGGATCAGATAGTCGCGAGACTCCGTCCTCTCCAGCACGCCCGTGCCACCGTCTGTTTCGAAGACCGTCTTGCCGATCGTGGCCCGGACTCCGGCTTGCGCCAGCCCGCGCTGATAGGTCACCAGGCGGGTCGCGTGCCGCGTCCGTTGGTCTTCCAACCAATCGGACCCGTGCCGGAGCAGATCGGACATGGCGAACTACCCTATTGGCTAAGGCGGACGCGGACCGTGGGGTCTGAGTCGGCCGCGGCTTTGATCGTCTTGCCGATTCGCTTGTTGCCAGCGGCAGAGGTGGTCGCCAGGGACAACCCGGCATCCCAGTAGACTTCCAGTCCGACGCCAATCGCTGAGCCGAAGCTCGTGGCCTTTGGGAAGTCGAAAACTCCGGCCACGGCCAGAGCGCCCGGGCGGCCGGCCGGGATCTCAACCTTGGCAACTCCCACCAACTCGCCTTGCACGACAACCGCGCCGGTGGCGACCGTCGCCGCCGGTGTGTAGTCGATCGTGTTACCTTCTCGAACGAACGTGGCTTGAGGCATTGCGAACACTCCGGGCCAGGTGCCTTATGGATGGAACAATGGGCGATGCGATTACACTTCACCCTTGGCCCGCACGCCGCCCCGCGGGTCTTGCAGGCTCGCGCCGAAATCGTGATAGCCCCGCATCTGGACGCCCAACACGTTGAAATCGGCCTCCGCCGTTTCGATGGTCGGAGCTTCCTGGCCGTTGAGAAACGCGACCTCGATCACGGGCAGATCGTTTGGTTCGGACAGGAGGTACCAGGCCTTCGCCGAGTTGCCGGGGTACACGGCGTTCGCCAGATACCGGCTCACTTCGACGCGGAACTTCCCCTGGTGGGGATTGGCAACGGGGAACTTGGCGTTGGCCGTCGTATCCCGCAGTTCGAGGGACTTGAAGAGCTGTGAGCCCATGGCCGAGAGGGCCGTGGGCACTAGCAGGATCGCCGGCATGATGCCGATCGGCTTGCCGTCCCCGTCCACCTGGTCCATGAAGGCGACTTCCGCCTTCGTCAGGCCGTCGATGGTCAGCGCCGTGTCGGCGCCCGCGAGGAAGTTCTTGTTCCCTACCGTGAAGAAGCCGCTGTTGGCCAGGAAGATGGTCCAGAAGACGTCGTTGATCTTGAGGCCGGACCCCCGGCCCAACTTACGAGGCACGGTGGTGATCGCGCCCAGGTCGTCGTTGATGATGTCGCGGCGGTCGAGCGAGAGCATCAGGCCGTAGGTGTCGGCCTTGTTGGTGTACTGCTCGCTGCCGAGCGTCCCGTGCTTCAGCTCGCCTCCGGGAGCAACCAGCTCGTATTGATCCTTGCCGATCAGGCGGTAGCTCGTGACCGTCTTGAAGTCGCTGACGTTCCGCACCGCGCAGATGTTCCGCCAGGTCCGCTCCACGCTGAAGAAGCCTTCGTGCAGGAACTTGTTGGCCACGTTCGACAGGATGCCGCCGATGTCGACGGTCGAGAAGCCGGCCTCGATCCCGCGGCCAAAGGCGAATCGCAGCACGGCGCGGCTGTCGCGGAAGCTGCGGCCCGTGTAGCCGTTGGCCCAGGCCGCTTCGAGCAGCAGCTCCTGCAAACCGATTCCGCCGCGGAACCGGCGCGACGCCAGGTCCAGCGCCTGCGGTTCATAGGCCGCCTCGAGGTTGGCCAAGCCGGCCGTGAGCAGGCAGGCCGCTTCGAGGACCGCGCCGTTGACCGTGTTGTCCGCAACATGCACGGCCGGAGCAGCGGGCCGGGTGATCCGCAGCACTTCGAGTTCCGTGCGCTGCTCGTTCCAGCCCTCACGGATCGCCTGGGCTTCCAGCCGCGGCGCCCGGCCGGCGCAGATGCGACGTACGGCGTCGATCCGCTCGGTTTCCGCTGCGGCCTGGGCGCGCAATTCCTCGACGGCCTGCGCGCTCGGGGCGGAAGGCGGCGGCGGCGGAGGGGCCGGGGGCGGAGCAATGGGACTAGCGGGCGGGGCGGGGTTCGGCTCGTCCATGATGGGTTCTCCGGAAGAAGGGTTCACGCCTGCGGCCACGCTGGCGCTCGTAGAGCCGTCGGCCCCGAGGTCGACGAAGCTGATTTCACCGAGCGTCGCCTTGCGGACGACGTTCAACGGGCCGCTGTACTCGCGACCATTGACCATGGCCTTCTGGCTTTCCTTGAGGAACTCAAACTCCTCAACGCTAGCGCCGACGGAGGCCTGCCAGGGAAAGCCATTCTTCGAACTGACGACGACCTCGCGGGCCGCCGCCGTATCGCGGGACACCAATCCGCCCGCGACGAGTTGCCCCTGTTCGATGCGGATGTTATCGGTGTGCCCCACGCCCGACAGCGGGTCGTGCCCGAACCGGATCGGCCGGGCCTGCGAGGGGATCGCCAGGCCTGCCAGATCGAGGATCACGGGATGGCGCCAGCCGGCGATTCGCATGGGGGCGCCGGTGTAGGCGACCATGCGGAACCGCGGCAGGCCCGCAGGCTGCGCACCTTCCACCGCCGCATCGATGTCGATGACGGCGGAGGCGAGGAGGCTCAGCGTGGCGGGAAGGCGGCGCGTGTCAGGCGTCGTCGGCTGGGGCGTCGTTGAGGGCTTCATTCGGTTGTTCCGTAAGGGGGGGCGAGGGTGTGGAAAGTGGCTGCGCCAGCGGCAATCCGAGTTCGCTCATCAGCGCCATTTCCTTGGCGCGCTGGCGCAGCTGTGCCTCCCAGTCCTGACCGCGCCGCGCGTACTCATCGGCGAGCGTGGTGGTATGGTTGGCCAAGCGAACGCCCTGAGCATTCGCCTCTTTGAGAGGGTCCACATGCTCATGGCCGTCCCAGAACCACTGATGTTGCCAGTCGGCGATGGGTCCAACGCCGGCGGGCAAGAGGCCGGGAATCAGCACCGCCTCGTCGAACCAGGCGGCGAGCACTCGATCCAGGACGACGCACTCCAGGTGCGACTGTTCGACTCGTATGGATTTGTAATAGGTCTGGTGATCGAGCCTTCCGGACGCGTAGTTGTAACCCGCGCTGTTTCCGGCGGCGATATTGAACGGCATATTCAAGCAGCGAGCGATTTCATTGAGGATTTCGTGCTTGAACTCCGCATAGGTGGTGGCAGGTTGCTGGGCCTCCATCTGGCTCATCTTCCAGCCGCCCGGCATCGTCAGCAGGGCTCGCTTCTCCAGTTCGATGGGCTCAAACGGTTCGGCAGCGTCTGCTTCGCCGTTAGCCGGCGCATCCGTGTAGAGGATGCCGGCGAAGTCGGCAGCCGTTTCGGCGGCGGCCAGCACGGCCAGCGTGAACCGACGCAGTTGCGCAAAGAGAGGGAGCGCCGGCATGATGTCGGGAATGCCGCGGGCTTGCCCAGGGCGGTCGCAGCGATACCAGTGAATGACGCTCGAGGCGGGCAGCTGGTCGTACTCGCGGTTGAGTCCCGTGCCGATGTCGCCCGGATGCCGCCGCAAGACGTGGTACTCCACGGGGTTGCCGGCCCCGTCGAACACGATGCCGTCGACGTTGTTGCCCGAGAGAGCGTCGAGGCTGGGTGTGCAGACCTGCTCCGCCTCGATGAGCCGCAGATCGAGCTGGATCGCAGTCGACAGTCGGGGATTGCTGGTCAGGACGGCAAAGGCCTCGCCATCGGTGGCGCGGGCCATCCGCATCGTCCGCAGGATGGCCGGCAGACCAACGGCCTTGGACCAACGCGAGAACTCGATCTCAATGCGGCGATTCGCTTCAGCGTCCGAAGTCATGACCTGCACTCGCGGCCCATTTCCCACAGCATCGTGGGCCAAAGTCAGAATCATTCCGCGGCAATACGAGTTATTTGCCGATTCGGCCCTGGCCCGGTTCCGCAGGATGCGTCGCACTGCGGGGCTGTTGGCGCTATTGGCCGACAGACCATCCGCGTGCGCCCAGTGCCGACGATTGTCATCGTTGGTCACGGCGGCGTCGTATCGCGCCCGCACCGAACGGACGGCGCGAGAGGCGCTCGTCCGAGCGGGATTGGCGGCGAACAGGTTGGCGAGCCAGTGAAACACGATTACTCGGCTCCAGGGGGAACGAGCTTGTTGAAACGCAGGCCCCGACGCTTTGCCTTGACCGCGTCCTTCGAGGCCAGGTACTTGTCGGCCGCGATTTGGTCGACAAGCTTGTGCTGCTCTACCGAGCCCGAATCGCCGGTGGCCTTCACGGGGCCTTGGGCGTTCTCGTGGATCGTGTCGTCGAGGTTGTCAGCCATGCAGAAGCCACATCCGGTAACCAACAGAGCGGGGATGTGGGATACTTATGCCCGCGCAACCGCGGTTGTCCGCGCTGCTGACGGAATTCCAGATGGGTGTGCGGCGGCCTACCGCTTGGAAATTGCTTGCCAAGCCTCAGATGGATCAGGAAAATAGGACTTTCTCCCACCCTCCACGCGAGGATATATGGCATCGACGCCTGCGAATCCCAACACGAAGGTTCTGATTGGCGCGGCAGTCGTCCTGGTGGTCGGCGTCGGGGGGATCTTGGCCTACAAGGGCTACTTCAGCCCGTCCCGCGACTCGCTCCGCAACGAGAGCCGCTTCACCAAGTTCGCCGAGAAGGCGGCCGAAACCCCCTGGCAGGCCGAGGCTCCCACGGCTCTGGCTGCGCAGGTGAAGTTCCGGATCGAACGGGACATGAAGATGTTCAATGACAAGCGGTTCGACGCCTTCAAAGCCCGGTTTGGGAGCTCAGAACGGATGCATAAGCAGGGCAAACAGTCGAATACCCAATACCAGGCCTCGCTGGTGGCCCTGGGGAATGAATTGGGATACTTGGAAATGGAACTCGCCCCGAATTCCGGTGCCGGCAACGGAGAAAATCCGAAGGGGTCTGGGGGGCCGGGCAAGGTTCCAGAAGGCAATTCCGCGCCGGGCAAGAAGGGCCTGGGCGGCTGAGTTCGCCGGAACGACGCCCTATCGGCGACGGCCCCGCTGCATTTCCGAGAAGCTGACGCGGCCCCGCTTCGCTGAGCCAGCGCCCGAGGTTCCTTCCAGAACGACCCCCTGGATAGATGCGGCTACGGCGCAGCCGACAAGACCATCGAACCAGTGGTTGTCCCCGCGCTCCGGACGCATCTTCCATTCGTCGACCGTCCGTCCCCGGCCCTCGGTGCGGACGCGATATTCGGCCGTCAGATGCTCGGCCAGCAGACGATGCTGGTCGACGCTGTCGCCAAACAGAGACAGGCAACCACGGTCGCCCATCGCTACCCCCAAACGGGCGTGCACGAAGGTCTTCCAATAGTTGGTGTCATACACCGTGTGCCTCACCGATCGCTTGCCTGCCACATTGGGCATCCGCCAGTTGTGCCCCACGCGATCACCTGGCCGGCGTTTGTACTCGGAGAAAGGCTGACTGGACGCGCCGACGAATCGCCCATGGCTGGGGATGACGATCCCGGCGTGCGCCGATTGCCGGCAGAACTGGTAAACCACGTCCGTGCTCGAACCCCAGTTGGCGTCGATCAAACAGCGTTCGATGCGCAGCATGGCCCCGTCATCTCGCCGCCATTCTCGGCTCAAGTATGCGGCCGTGAGACGCTCGAGTCCGGCATAGATCGAGCCTTCCAGCCCGCTGGCTTTGGTCGCGAGCGCCAGCGTGTGGCGGGCGTCTCGGAGCGTGAAGTAGGGACGCTGCTGGTCAGGGTAGGCGCCATAGTCGATGACGTACCCCGTGAAGTCGTCCTCCCAGGCTGCCACGACGAAGAACAACAGCGTCGCTTGGACATCGATGAACATCGTGAGGTGGTTGCAGCCGATCGGGGCGACGCCTCGCGCGATGCGGTTGGTCTTAGCTGCGATCTGGTCGGCGGTGAGTTCGTCATCCTGAGCGGTCGTAGCAGGAAGCGGTTCATTCTGGTATTCCGCGAAGAACGCTGCCTCGTCCTGCAGCTTGAGGTTCATCGCGTGCTGGATCGCCGAAAGCTCGTCGTAGTTATACCGCTCAGGCCAGGCGATCGTGGCGCCGGCGTCCATGGCCTCTTGATCGGCGGCATAGAACTCGGTAGCCAGGCGGATGTCACCGTGGGTGCGCAGGCTTTCCCCCCGCAACTCGCCATAGCGTTGCCACTTCTTTTCGTCGGCTGGGAAAGCGTAAACCATCTTCGTCCGCTCGCCATTCCATTCGGGGTGTTTTTCACGCGACAGGATGTTGTCCGCCATGTCGCTGGGCCGGATCACGGTGCAGGGCATGATGCCGGAGATCTTCTGGCCGGGACCGGCCAGGCCCAGGATGGCGCCAGCGAGAATCCCTTCCCGGGTGGCGCACTGCGAAAGCGAGCGGGCCGATTCGTCGGTTTGTGGGTCATCCAAAACGACGAGGGAAGGCCGCACCGTATGTCCGTCAGCCCGTTTGTACTTCATGCCGCGGATGCGCCCGGTAATTCCCGCCACCTTGATGATCGCTCCGCTGGCCACGCTGCCTGGCATGGTTGGCAGTACGATCTCGCGGGCGGTCCATCCGATGTGGGTCCGCTCGCCCTTGTAGAGCTGACCGTTGCAGCGGTTGGCGATCCCGTCGAGGCACTGGATAGGGTAGACGACCTCGGGAAAGTCCTCCAGCAAAAGGTCGTTGCCATCGAGCTCCATCTTGATCGATTCGAGCATGTCCATGGCGTGCCCTTCGTCGCTGCCAATTAGGCACACGAAGTCCCGGTGCCCGTAGAGCACGGCCCAGATGCAGGCGCACTCACAGACGGTCGTTTTTCCCGATCCGCGAGGCATGGCCATCGCGAATAGTCCGCCCCGCAGCACGGCCTGTTCGATCTTGGCGATGACCTTCAAATGGTCGGGCGACCACGGAAGGTGAAAGGTGAGCGGAAAGTACGAATCGCAGAAGAACCTAAAATCGGAGGCGGCTTGCGACTTCCGTTCAGGATTCACCACGTCAGGCAGATCACCGATGTCGCGCCCCGCGATGGCAATCGCCACGTTGCGCGCCCGTGCCCGGCTTTTTAGCTTCTCGTAGGGGTCGCCAACGGGTCCAGCCTTCGGCGCGTGACGCAATTCCACAAGCCAGGCCGTGTAACGCAACAGGTCGACGTGGCGGGCATCACCGATCCGCATGCCGGCGCGCGTGCGGTGGCGATGCAGTTGCCGCTCGTTGATCACCTCGCCCAGCGGGGTCGAGTTGAGCAATCGACACAGCTCGCTCGGTCGAAGTTTGCGGGGATCAGTCGCCATGCTGCTCTCCCGCGCCACGTCCCATTTCCTTCGCCAGCCACGCGGCGTAGCGCACCAAGTTGATCGTGCCGTCTGCGTTCGTCGGCGCGCCGGCCGCCAAGTCCGCCCGCAACATTGTTTCAGTGATCGACGGGCCGCCGACCTTGACCAGCAGGCGCACCGCGTCCGGAAGCGCGAGCGCCGTCGGGTTGATCGGTTTGCGAGACTCGTCGGTTGACATGTTTTAGGCCGCCCTAAAAGGCCTTGAGGAATTCTCGCGATGCTGGCCAACCGCGCTTGATGTGTTTCGGAACTGCTGGCTCATGGGTGACTGTCCGAGCGGGGTAATCGACCACAGACGCCAAGGAGCCCAACGATGAACACGAAGAACGACGACCGGATGAGCGGAGCGGTTGACCAGCCGGCCTTTGAGAAAGTGATTCGGGACAACCTTTCGCCCGAGGCGGTGGCCACGATCATCGCCTTCTTGCAGCCGGCGGCGTTCCATAAGCCCGCCAACGAAGACGCGCTCGACGCGCTGCTGCAAGTCGAATGGTTTGCCGACACGCTGACCGCGCTGCTGGGGGCCGAAGAGCACAACCGCCTGATGGAGGACCTGGGGCTGTAGCCGAAACCCGCCCGCGTGCGGGTCGCGGCGGGTGGTTCCCGCCGCCTGATGATGGCAGCCACCCCATCGCATCCAAGACCGAGGAGACGAATCATGACCAAGACGAAGACAACCAAAAAGGCCGCGACCCCGAAGGCGACCAAGAGCGCGAAGGCCGAGCCAGCGAAGAAGGCGGGCAAGCAGGCCAAGGCCGGCGACGAGGAAGCGAAGGCCAAGAAGGTCAGTGCCATCGACGCGGCCGCGAAACTGCTGGCCGCATCGAAGGAGGCAATGGGTTGCAAGGAAATGATCGAGGCCATGTCGGCAAAGGGGCTCTGGACCAGCCCCGGCGGCAAGACCCCCTCGGCGACTCTCTACAGTTCGATCATTCGAGAGATCGCCACCAAGGGGAAGGACGCCCGCTTCAAGAAGTCCGACCGCGGGCGCTTCGTCGCCAACGGGTAACTCGAGGAACGGGTTCCGCCCAAACGCCCCACGCTCGCCACGGTGGGGCGTTTTCTTTTTGGTAGGCCAACGACCGGAGCCTTCCCGCCGGCCGTCACAGGGGCCAACGAGTGCAACGGGGCGCGGACCGGTCGCGACCGGAGGGGCTTCCATCATCGCACCTCTTCCTTGAACCGCACGGGCTTTCCGAGTTCTTGGGCGATCTGCAACTCGCCCTGTACGCCCCGGCTCTCGCGCCAGCCATCGAGCATCAGCACCACCAACTCGTCGCACCACCGGAGATGCTCACGGTCGAATCGCTCCCAGAAATCCCATTCGACGGGAACCTCGAATCGCACCAGCGGATGCCCGTGCACGATGGGCGAGAACACGACGTGCCCGCCGCGGACAAGCTCGGCGGTCGCCCGGCAAGCCGCATCGAACCGCGACTCGCGCACGTCCGGATCAGTATGTGTGTAGGGACTGGCGAGATAGATCATGCTCCCACCTCCTCGGCCACGATCCGTTCGGCCTTCTGCCCGGTGAACTTCTCGAACCTCTGCACGATCACGTCGCAATACAGCGGGTCGAGCTCCAGCAGGAACGCCCTGCGCCCCGTCTGCTCGCAGGCGATCAGCGTCGACCCGCTCCCGCCGAAGAGGTCCAGCACGTTCTCGCCTGGCTGTGACGAGTACTCGATGGCCAAGCGAGCCAGTTCCACCGGCTTCTCGGTGAGGTGAACCATGCTCTGCGGGTTCACCTTCTTCACGTGCCACAGGTCGCGGGCATTGCTGGGGCCGAAGTAGCGGTGCGCCGCTCCCTCACGCCAGCCATAGAATGCGAGCTCAAAAGACCCCATAAAATCTTTGCGAGTGAGAACAGGATGTTGCTTGTCCCACACGATCCCCTGGCTGAAGTACAGCCCGCTGCTCTTGAGGAAAGGCGGGTAGTTGCCGAGGTTCGCGTAGCCGCCCCAGATATAGAATCCGCCGCCCGGGATCAGCACGCGGGCGATGTTGCCGAACCAGGCCGCGAGCAGGCGGTCGAACTCCTCGTCGGAGACGAAGTCGTTCGCGAGGGGCCGGTCCTTGGGGCGGAGCTTCTTCTGCGTAGGTTTCGATTTCTCAGGATGACGGGCCAGGTCGAGTCCCTGGTGGTGCGTGGTCCCAGCGAACGACGACAGGCCAGCCGCGATCGCGTTGTTCGACCGCGGTTCGACCTTCACATTGTACGGCGGATCTGTATTCGCAAGATGAACCACAGCGCCAGCCAACAGGCGGTCCACGTCTGCCGGCTTGCTGCTGTCGCCGCACAGGAGCCGGTGGTTTCCGAGAACCCACAGGTCGCCCGGTTGCGTGGTGGCCGCGTCCGGGGGCGCGGGAATATCGTCGGGGTCGGTCAGCCCTTCGTTGCCGGCGGGTGCGAGGATCTTGGTCAGCTCATCCGCATCGAAACCCAACAGTCCCAGGTCGAAATCCATCGCCTGCAACTCGCCCAGTTCGATGGGCAGCAGGTCGAAGTCCCAAGTGGCGTTCTCGGCGGCGCGCTTGTCGGCGATGCGGTAGGCCTTGATCTGCGCCGGCGACAGGTCCTTGGCGACATGGACCGGCGCTTTCTCCAGGCCCAACTTCATCGCCGCCTTGTACCGCGTGTGACCACAGATGATCACGCCCTCGGCGTCGACCACGATCGGCTGCCGGAAGCCGAATTCACGGATCGACGCCGCCACGGCCTCAACCGCGTCATCGTTGATGCGAGGGTTGTTCGGATATGGCTTGATCTCGGATAGCTTCCAGAGCTCGATCTTCATGGCGATTCACTCCGTTGAAAGTTCTGACACTCGAAAGAAACTGTGTGGTCTACCGCGGCTGTTCCCACTGGCCACGGGCAATCACATCTACGCGGAAGGAACCGCTAGGAAGTGGGATGCCACCTCGCGGCAAAGCGCGACGAACTCGTCGACGGTTAGCGAACCCTTCGCTGAATTCACATGGTGCCCAATGACCCAGAGGTTGTTGAGTTCGTGAGAGCCGCCTCGCGATAGCGGCCTGATGTGATCCAGTGATGCTGTTTCCGGTGTGAGCTCGCAGCCGGTGAGCGCACAGCGATATTGCTGCTTCTCAAGCAGACCGAAGATCATCTTGGCTGTGACTGTAGATGGCAGAGGCATAGCGTCCTCCCTTTCTCTTGTTGTGGTTATTGGAGACGGTATGAGCCCAACGAACCCAACCGTCACGACTATGACGGCGAGATCGATTTCTTCCTTGTTCCAACATGCGATGCACGGCGTCAGGCCACTCGTGCGTCAGATAGTGCTCGAATCGTTGCCTGCGTCGCGGCCTGCTAGTTGCGAAAGTCCTTCGCAGTCGCAATGAAGTTTCCAAGCTCTTGACTTTCGCGGCCCAAGGATCGCGATCCTGTTCGCCGCAATGCGATTGGGCACGATGCTTCATGCGTTGGACTGCCAATCGCCAACGCCAGGAAACAACAACGCTTTCGTCGGCGATCCCTTCGAACGATGTCAACAGTCGGCTTCGGCAGATTTGCCGCCCCTTGGAGTCAATGAGAAACGCCCGGTTTCCTACGACAATTGCTGGAACTGTGATGGATTGAATTTGCACGAGAACGTTTGTCATTTGTGGCCTCCGTTCGCGCAATTACCTTGTAGAGACGCGCCGTGGGCCAACGGGTGGCGCGTGCCGCGTTCGTCAGTGACTTGGGAAGTTGGGGCCACGTGGTGCAATGTCGCCGACGCGGGCGAACGGCGTGTTCGAGTCGCCGTTGTGGATCGGCAGCGGCGCGCGACGCAGATTGCTCTGCGAGGTTAGCGAGGTTGTGCGAGGTTATTTTTAGCCCGGTTCTATTTGGTTGCGCGTTGTCTCCTGCGCGTGTGCGTGCGTGCGCGCCCGCGTACGTGCGAAGCGGGGAAATAACCTCGCTAACCTCGCAGAAAGATGTAAGTGGTTGGCGAGACTCACTTTTCTCGGCGAGGTTAGCCAAAATCGTAACCTCGCAAAGTGCGCGGTTAGCGAGGTTAAGGTTTTCGGCCTCGACACCATAGCTTTTTACATAAAGGTGATGCTGCCCAATACTTTGCGACCAAAACACGACGTGCGACCGAGGATCGTGTACAGCAGCGCGCGCGCACCGTACAGCGGCCTGTACATTACGCGCCGAAGAGCGGTAGGACGTGCCGCGCGCGCAGCGCTGTACGCCTCCCGGTGATGTACGGGCTGTGACTTCACTGATCATCGAAGAGCCTCCTTTCCGGCGCCGCATCTGCTTCCTGGAGATGCCAGACGCGAACATGTCGATGCTTGTCCTCACCGAGCGTGCGCAGCTTGCGGCCGCTGTAGATGCGACCGTTCAATCTCGAAAGATGTCGGCCAAGTGAACGCCGGAGCGCTCCCTCTCCACGATCCCGATTCAAGGTGATGATGTCGGGAATCGCTGAATCGGCAATATCGCCGTGGGCTAGAATCCGCTGCGACAGCGCCTCGACCGAGACCCCTTTGGCTCCGAACGCGCCCCACCAGGCGTCGAAGAACGCCGTCCATTGCCGGGTGTCGTCATCCTGTACCACCTGGGTCTGCGCGAGGTTGCCCAAGAACCCTTCGATCCCCGCAAACGCCAGTACACTCCCCACGGTGCTGGCCCACTGCTCAAAGCTGCCGAGCATCGGGACGTTTGCTTGCGGTTTGCCATTCGTATACCAGGCTCGCACGATGGTCAGCGCTGCCGACAGCAGATTGCCCCGATGAGCCAGCACATGCTGCTGCAGGCCTTGGATGTGGAAGCCTGTTCGCTCCCACGGTCGCTCGGCGTTTGCATCGAGCCGGATGCTGTAACTGCGCCGGGGCATGTCGCCGGTCACGCGGAGATTGTTGCCGGTGGCCGCCCACACGGCACGGGCCGGCAATCGGATCGTATCGTTGCGACCCAGTAGCCGATCGGACCACTCGCTCGACGTGAGCGTTGCCGCCAACGAGGGCGAGTCAATGGTCGTGTTGTCTGGGATATTGTCGAGAAGCACGAACGGCGCCGCGGAGAGCAGGATCGAGGTGATCTTCTTCCGCCATTCGTCGTCGTTCTGCTGAGCGGGGATCGATTCGGAGGCGACGCTTCCGACGGCAATCGAGGCCAGCGTTGTAACGAGCAGTGTTTTGCCAGTTCCCTGCACCGGTGCGTCGATGACCGCCAGCGGGATGTGCCCTGAAATCACGGGACGCATCAGCGTCGAGAACAGGATCGCCAGGGCGTTGGCGCGGCTGGGGGCGTCCGCGAAAGGAAAGTCGCTGATGAGGTCGAGCAGGATGTCCACGCATGCCTGGACTTCGTCGCTGTCGGGATTGTCTGGAATCGGGGTAAGCGTCAGCCCGGGGTCAGGGCAGTACATGAGTCGAGAGGTCGGATCGTAGCCAGGCTGCGTGCAGATCGTGCCATCGCTACGTAGAATCGGCGCTCGCGCAATTCCCGCCAGCGCCGGCAGATTCCAGTTGCCGAGCGCCAACACGTTCTCTGCGAGCGCGAGCGGCGGGTTTGCACCCACCGGTTCGTAGCCATCCTCACCCTTGCGGAGCGTGAAGAAATTAGCCACTTCGCTGAGGCGACACCGCACGCGCGTCCGGTCGAAGGCCTCAATCTTGGGCTGCCCGTTCTCATCGCGTGTGACTCGAGCCAGCGTGCCGCCACGTACGAATACAGTGGGAGGTGAGTTGGCCAGCGCCACCGCTGCGAGCGCCTGAGCAGTGAGGTCATTCAGTTGCGTATCGCAGAGCAGGATGGAAGGGAGTCCCGAATTGTTGGGCGGCGAGGCTCGTGGACGTGGTGTCTTCGGCCGTCCAGGTTTGCCTCGCGGTTCATACTGCTGGGTGACCTTGCCGAGCGCCTTACCCACCGTCGATTCGCCATAGGTCTCTTCGCCATGCCGTTCATCCCACTTGGCCCGCATCAGCCCCGAGCAACGAAACAGCCGATCAATCTGCGCCGCATCCTTGGTGTAGAAGGCCAAGGTGAATACCACCGAGGAGTCGGCTTCGCTGGCCGAGTTGAAATGCGAGTTCCAGTCGCCGGACCACAGGGCGGCGAACTTGGCTCCGCTCCGCCGCTGCTGCGAGGCTAACTGAATGATCTCGTTGTCGCTGAGTTGGGCATGCCCATTGGCGCTCGGCCGAGGACCAGTTGGCGATGTCCGCACGGCTTGTCCGTTGACGCGGTCATCGTCGCCGAACACCGTTTGATAGACGGAGTCGAGTTGTTCCTGCCGCAGTTCGACCTCGCTAGACGTCGTCTCGAGGCGTTGTCCCGTGACCGTGAAGAACCGATCGTTGTCGTAAATCTCGACTTCGCCATCGGCGTAGCGCTTGCGGCAGCGTCGGCCAGGCTTGTTGGCTTTGACGAACACCTTCACGCCGCTGCCCGACGGACTGATCTCGCTGTAGCTGGCGAGTTGCTCGATGAACTCGGCAGCCCAACTCTTGATTGCACCGGTCGCGGGATCGATGCAGTCATCTAGATCGACACCGCAGTACGGATCGTCGGCGGAAAACACGAAGCCGACGCCGCACAAACCTGGATGCATTCGGCAAGCAGCAAGAGCCTGATCGAACGTGCCCCAGGTTGCTTTGTCGTTCGCCTTGGCCAGTTCGCCGCTGTGCGGATTGATAGGCACTTTGGTTTGCTTGCCGTCGCGCTCGACCGCTTTCCACGCGACCCACTGCGCACGCTCGCGCAGGCAGACGGGCGTGTGTTGCAAAATCAGAGACAGGTCCGCCATGACCGAGGCGCTCATTGCTCCTCCTGGGCCTTCGTGCCCGGTGTCGCTGGTTGTTGCGAGGCGAGTTCGATCTGCCGGTCGAGGTACCAGCGGGCCTTCCGCAGGTCTTCGAGAAAGCGTCCCTTATGCGCAGCGCGGGCCACGTACTTCACGACGTTGCCCAGATGGAAGCCGAGTTCCCACGCTTCGATGGCATCGATCACTTCAATGCCGCCGAACGTGTAATGCCGTGGATGCTCCACGGTGTCGGGTTGAGTGTCTGCTGGATTCATTACTCCTCACCGGGAAGCGGAAACAGTTCGCCCGCGGCGGCGTACAGCCTGCCGAGTTGCTCTCCCTTGAGATAGGCCGACAAGGCGCGCTCGGTCTTGGCATAAATCACGCGATTGTCGGAATAACCGCGCCGCCCGGTGGGTGTCGATAGAAAGGCTTGGAGGAGCAAAGTAATGGGGCCGTCGGCTTCATCGCTGGCCACTCCCGTCTGCAGCACGTCCGCGAAATGCCGCACCTTTGCGTGATCTGCCGAGTAGAAGGCCCGACCGATTACGCCCCTGGTCACTGCCGTGGCAACGCCTCGATAGCGGGCGGATGGCAGAACTTCATGGGCAAAGTCGACCGCCGCTCGGTGCTGTCGCAGGAGTTTGGCCTCCTCAGATGCAGACCGGCGAGCGTAGTTCTGCAGACCCGCTAACAAGACCCGCAGCGCGGCAATTTCAGTCTTGCCCACCTTGCCCAGGCCACCCGCCAGCGTGATCACTTCGTGGTTGGCCCGGGTGCGGCCGGTGTCGATCACCTGCAAACCCTCGGGCGGTTCGTTCAAGAAGACCCGCATCGGCACGGTGAAACCCGCCAGCGCCACTGCCCACAGCCGATGCTGCCCATCGATCAGAACGCCATTCGAGTCGAAGGCGATCCCTTCATGCGTCAGCTGCCAGAGGCCTGATTTGAGCCGTCGGGTCAGTTCGTCGACCCAGCTACTCGCGACGGCGCGGTTTCGTGTGTTGGTATGCGCCAAGGCCCACTCGGCATCGGCGGGGGTTACCGCCAGGGTCAGGTTGATTCGCTGCTTGCTGGACTCGATCAGTTCGGCCAGTACGCACTTGGACAGTTCCGCCTCGGCGGTGATCGCAACGCTCATTCTTCGGCTCCTTGTTGGGACAGGTAATGGGTCAAGACGTTCACAAGCTTTTGGAGATATGGCAGGTCAAAGACGCTGATCAGCGTGCGGGCCCCCATCTCCGCGTCATGAGGGAGTTCGAGCGCGGTTTTCGCCGGGTAGGGGCTGGAGCATTCCCGAACCGGATGATGGGCTCGGGGAGAGATGCCGCCGAACTGCTGCCGAGGCTTGCGGGCTTCGGCGGCCTGACGCCGGCCCTGGCCGATATTGGCCGTATTCTGCTGGTAGGTTGTTCCGCCACGCGTAACCTGTCGGGTGGCTATCTTCGGAAATTCCGAGGATGCGTTTTGACGGTACTTTCGTACGGTCCCTTCATCGACTCCACAGTGCTGGGCAAGTTGTATATTGCTCAGCGTGGCTGCCTTGGGATGCGCAAGGGCCGCCCGCACTGCACGCTGCTTGTCTTCGTTGGACCGCCGTAGGCCGTGGCTCTGATTCGCGCTGTAGCTGAACCACTGAGCATCCCCCTGGGTGCCTTGCCGCACCTCGCATTCGATCGGCTTGCCGGGAAACGCGCCCGCCGCGGCGGCGTGCCGATGAAAACCGTCAGCCAGCCAATACTCCTGGCCGTCGAAGAACACCGTCGGCGACGGAAACGCTATGCCCGCCTCCATCTGCTCTTGGTATTCCAGGATCACGTCCTGGTGCAGTGCGGCACGCGGCTGTGTGCCGCCGTCTGTGCGAATTTGGTGTAGATTCAGTTGCATGAGTGAGAGTCTCCGCATCTCCGAATAGGGATCACTGTGCGCCGCCGACGTTAGGCGCTAATGTCGCGGATGTTCCACGGTGTCAGTTGGAGTCCGAGTGAGTCATAGGGTTGGACCAAGTTCGCTACTGGGAAACGGATCGTCGGGCAGGCAACTGGCGATCACGATGACTTTGCCGGCTGCGACGATCTGCGTCTTGATGGTCAGCAGCCACACGACCTGCGAGTCGTCGACGAACGCGCCCGCCTGCTGGAGCGCATCAAGCAAGGATTTCTGGGCGTTATCACAGTCGCGCCGACGTGCATCCGGTGGATAAAGCTCGAGCCGTACGGCCAGCGGCCCCAAGAGCGTGGGCATGCTTGAGGCCCGCACCAGGCTCCGGACGCGCTGCCGGTAGGCACGTGTCTGCTGCGTAAGAACGGGCCGCCCGCGGATGATCGAGAATGCGTGATTGATGCTTGGCGGATACGGCAATTCCAGTGTGATCATGGTTGATTCCAAGAAGCCGGGACGGGCACGGGGTATCGCCCGACGACGTGCGGCAGACCCATCCGTTGTGGAAACCACCACAACACGCGTGAAGCATGCTATCCCGCCCCGGCCGCACTCCTGAGTTACTGGATGCTGCGAAGTCGCACGCTCAGAACGGGATATCCCCACGCGGCGGCAGTGGAGCGGCGCTGGCGGCCAGCTTCATGCGTCTGTTGAAGTACACGTTCGCGTAGTCGCCTCGCATCCGCTTGGTGACCTCCAGCGTGACATCGAGCAGTTCGTCGAGCCGCTGCTGAAGTTCGCTGAACTTCGCGAGGTTGAGCCCCAGTGTCTTCAAGTCGCCCTTCACGAACGGCAACGCCGCCGGCGTGATGACGGAGTTCTTGAAGATGTGCCGATTGGCCTGGCTGCCGGCGATGACGACCAGATCCCACTTGATCATCGGGTCGCCCTTCTGGCTGTGGTCGAGCCGCACGCCCTGGATGCGGACCTGGTACTTGCCGTCCGGCACTTCGTCGTGGGCCGGTGATTCGGCCGACGCAAACTCATCGTCGTAGGCGGTGAGGTCTACCCCTCGTGACGCCGTCGGTTCAAATTCATCCTGTTCGTAGGTGGTGCTCATTTGCGGTTCTTCTCCTCAGGGGTGCTTCCCGGCTTGGTGCGTTCCGCCGTGCCCTTGCCGGGAGTGCTTTCAGGGGCGGCGGAGGTAAAGGCCTTCACGAAGGCCTCGTAGTCCAGGGGCAAGACCTCCGGCAGGCGGCCGGTGCGGTCGCCGGCCTCGTAGGTCGGATGCGGCTTGGTGCGCATAACGCGATCAATGGTGACGTTGCCGGCGGCATCTTTGCGGGGGATGGCTTCGCAATACAGGATCATGTCCACGAGCCCAAGCACCACATTGCGGGCTCGGTCCGGCAGACTCGGCTGGGTCTTTGTGAATTCGCCGGTGCGTGTTTCGATCGTCTTGTCCTGGGCATGCGAGATCAGCACGAGTCCGTAGGGCAGGCTCGCCAGCCGCGTGAGGACGCGATGCCACTCGTTCTTCACGAGCGCCCAGCCTTTGCCATGCCCCATGTCGCCTTCGTATTCGATGCCGTGCTTCCCGCAGACGTGCTCGCTGCAGAACTTGAAGGCGTTGTCGGCCGTGTCGATCACGATCGTCTTGAAGGGGTGATTGCCCTGCGCGACAAGCTTGCAGGCCGCCAAGAAATCGTCCCACGTGTACGTCGGGACCTTGAAGACTTCCAGGTGACTGAGGCCCGGCTCGCATTCGAAGAAGATGGCCTCGGGAAATTGGCTGGAGAAGGTCGAGTTGTGAACAACGAAGTCGTTGGCGATAAAGTTGTGGGTCTCAGGGATAGTCAGGTCAAACACCGGCTCGACGCCCAGCGGCTCAATGCTGCGAATGCGGTCGAACAGCATGTTGCCGTGACGGTCAAGCTGCGTTCCCTTGCAGCGCACCTGGTACAGGGCTTCACGGAGGCGTTCGGCCGCAATCTGCTTCGCGCCGATGACTCCGATGTCATCGAGAAAGCGGAGAATATCGTCTTTGCCCGCAATGTAGAGCTCGGCGCCATACAGCTTCCCCTCGAGGTATCGATCCCGGATGACGCTCACGATGCCGAACCGCAGCAAGAGATGCTGAATCTGTCGAACCATGTGGATCGACGTGGAGCTGTAGGAAATCAGCTTCCGCTCGACACTGCCATCGCAGGTGAACAGTCGGTTCAGGAACAGCGCGAGCCTTTCGCGCTTCAAGCTGAAGACGAATTCAGGAATGAATTTCTCCGCCGACCGTAGTCCGTCGAGTCCAACCTCACGAATGAACCGCAGAACATTGTTTTTTGCCGCGCGACGTCCCTTGACACGAACGTGGGTGATCCCGCGATCGTTATCAAACTCCACGAAGTCATCGCCAACCGCCTCCACCGCCTGCTCGAAGTCCTCCCGGACTTCCAGGTCAGTCTTCGTGAACACCGGGCTGGTTTGGGCGAGCGATCCGTCGGCGATCAAATACGCCAAGATTTTCAGAAAGTTGTGGTCCGTCACCGTCTCGCCGAACAGCGACTTATATTCGGCGACCACGCCGACCCGATCATTCACGGTCAGGCCGGCGAGTGGCTTCCAACCCTCACGTGTGAGAAATGGGTGCTGACCGGTGGCCTCGATGATTCGTCCCGTCTGGGTCGTCACACGGAACAACTGGTCGACAGGGTGCTCGATGAACTTGGAAGGGATCGCTGCCTGCAATACTCCCGCGATCCCCATCGTGAGCACGGAACCGGACTGCGAAGCCACTAGGTCCGCCAGCCTCGTCGGCAGTCCGCTGGTCGGATCGTAGACGAGCGTGTCGCCGCCGAGACACTTGCCTAACTTGGGCGCGGAATACAGCAGGATCGTCTGTTTGCCCAGATCCACGACGGGCTTGGTGCGCTGGGTTGGCAGCGTGACGTTCATCGGGTGCTCCTATCAAAACGAAGGGGCTTCGGACTCGGGTGTTTGGAGTTCCTCGTGCGGCGGCACGATTTCATACAGGTTGTCGACGATGTTGGGGTTGAAGCCCGACTGGCAGTACGGCAGGTATTCGCACGGCCGCTGATAAGAGAAGCAGTTCGACGTATTGAGCAGCCACTTACCGCGTCGGCGGGCGTCGAGGTACTGCTGGGTGATCTCCCACACTTCCTCTTGGAGCATGGCGAGCCGCTCTTCGGAGAGATAAACGTGCTCGCGATGGAAGGCTTCGGGGCGGCTGTACCATTCGGCCAGCCGAGCCTGATATTCTTCGTCAGTCTCCGGCAACTGCCGCTTGGCGGTTGATTTGCCGTTCTTGTTCTTCGCGGCAAGCTCGGCGTAGCGGATGGCGAACTCCGCCTCGGTCTCGCCGGCCTTCTGCTGCAAGCGGCTCTTGAGCAGCACGTTGTAGATCACGCCGACAATCGGATAGCCGAGTTGCCGCAGGTAGTGCGAGTAAAGCGCGATCTGCGTATCGGTCCACAGCTTGTCGAGGTAGTTGGCGTCGACGGATGAGGCCGTCTTATGTTCCAATAGGTACAGCCCGTCAGCGCGACGCACGATGGCATCCGCCTTGCCCGACATGACAAAGGTTTGGCTCGAACGGCCCGTGTCCGGGTTGCGAATCTCGCCCGTGAACGGCTTCTCGATCTCGACGATCTCGAAGTCCTCGTCGGCATAACAGGCGGCATAGCCCGTAAGCATGGCACGGGCCAAGTGCCAATGCGCCTTGGCTCGCTCATCGCCGGCGCTGGCGGGAAACTGCCGGTCTATGTGAGCCAACATCGATGTGATGCGGTCCGGAGCGCCGACCGAGCGATACCACAGTTCCACCGCACTATGGACCACACTGCCGAACGATAGCGACTCGGCTTTCTCGCGGGGGCGGAGGCAGTCGACGTACCGATGCTTGTACTTCCGCGGGCAATTGCGAAAGGTGTTGAGCGCCGAATACGTGAGCACGCTCTTGTCCGGCGGAGTAGGTGCGACTTCTGGCATGGAGTGAATCCGGCAATAAGGGGTGAATAGCTCAGAACGATCCTTCGTCCGCCGCACTGGGTTCGAGTAGCACTCCGTTGTGCCGCTTGGCGCCGCGTTGCTTCTGCAACTGCGCCTCGGTGAGTTGCGGCAGACGGGCGTTGACCTGCTGGCAGTGCCGGCAGATGCGATTGGCGGGACCTGCCGAAGCAAAGAGCTTGTTGCACTTCAGGCAGGTGCGTTGTCTGGTTGCCATTTCAGGGATGCTCCTCTCGGCGGCGCGTTCTGTGTTGGCCGCATCTGTTACCTATGCCGCGGCGGGCGCTGCTGTCCGGCAATTGCCGAGCGGCGAATCCGGATTCCTCCAAGAAGGGCTGCGCGGCGGCAAGCGCCTTGCGAACCTGGCGGCGAGATGTCTCCAAGTCGCTGGCGGCCGAAGAGATGCTGCCGGCCATCACGCGCCGGCACACGTCGTAGACCTCCGGCAGCATGTGGCCCAATGCGTCAGCGACGGCTTCCGCCTGCTCGCGATCCGCGACTTCATCGCGGCGCTCGACACCGAGGCGACGTTGGAGATCGTTCTCTGTGATCTCAGCCGCCAGAGGTTGCTTGCTGCGGTCGTTGTCTTTGGAAACGAAATCCAGCGAGACCGTCTCGGGACCTTGGGGCCGCACCCGCCGCTCCCGGTCCCGCAGGATCCTTGCCACGGCGGTGTTCACCACCCGGTCGATGAAGGTGTCCAGCGAAGCACGAGATGGATCGAAGCGATCCGCTTGATTGACGACCGCCAACCACAGCCTCTGCTCCAGATCATCCTGGTCCGTGCGGCCGAACCCCCGCTGCCGCGAGAGCTGCCGTGCCTTGAACTCAATCAGGTTCTTGGCGTAGTCGGTAAGGACGAACTCTTTCGTCTGGGCGTTTGACATGGCTGCCTCCGAGGTCCGGAGGCAGCCACCCGAAAGTACCGGGGTGGATGTAGGCGACATGCTGCGGCTAACTGCCGCTAGAACAACATGTTGCGACTGCCAGGTTGTGTGCCTCACGGCCTCGCAGCCAAGGCGTCACAACTCGTGTGACAATGTCACAAACCGTGTGACAACTGCGAAAAATCACAAAATCCAGTCTTGGCGGGAGTCCGGGGAGTAGCGAAAAGTCTGGCCTGACGAAATCGAGGAAATCAGATGGCGTCCCAAGCGCGCGTGGTTTGCAGAAACGGCTTCCATGGCCCGTTTCACCGCCATCGTCACCGAAATGCGAACCTTATCTGCGTTCGACGTTTCCCGGCCGCGACCACCCAAGCCCGTGGCACTGGCGAGTTCGGTAGCCAACTGCTCCATCTCCCCCTGCAGTTTCTCGATCCGCCCGAGATCGTGATTCCGGCTGGCATCGGCCAGTTCTTCACGGAGGTCTCGGTACCGGGCGGAGTAGGCATCCCTGGCAGCGTCGTCCAAGATCTCGCCTGACGATCCCGTGGAAATCAGCGGATCGATTCCGGCCCGCGCCGCGAGCAGTGACACTGCCGGAATGTCGCGGTGGGGCTCGCTCAGCAGCCGCGCGATGTAGGCCAGGCCCACAGCATCTTTGAGATAGGCCGTTTCGCCTTCGAAGTTCAGCACCCAGAATTCGCCGCGCTGTCGAAAGGTCAAAGTGGCCGGAACATCTTCCGCCTGGGACACGAGCCCCACGAGCGCCGCGCGGTCGACGACGATGCCGTCGGTCGGGCACGTGGCGATGTGCGGCACCGAGGAACATGGGAGTATCCGAGCTTGCCACCACCGCTGCGGCGGCACGGCGCCCGCAAAGAGCACGATCGGGCGCAGCGCCCGGGCGAATGCCGACTGAAAGTCCGCGTCACTCGTGCCGACCAGGCGTGCGAACAACACGTCGCGGAGATTTCCTTCTACGTTCAGGCGTCCCAGCCGCCACAGCCGTTCCGGAACAAGCTCGAGTGGCTTTCCCGTCAACTGCAGACTCCCGGCTAGCTGGGCGATCACCGTCGACAGGCTGATCGCCCACTGCTGCAACAGCGCCGGCGGTATCTCCACACGCAGTACTTCAGGGCAGGGAATCATCAGGCGCACACGCCCGTCCGGCCAAGCGAGCGCGATCACTTCCTCTTCGTGCTCAAAACACTCGGGGCACAGTACGCAATCCGCGTTTTCCGCGGCCTCAAGAATCCCCAGTTCGACGAGTCGTTTGTGGGTGCCTTCCCGCCAGGCCCCCACCACGCGGCCAGGGAAAACGGGGACAGGTGCATCGACCAGCGGCCAGAACAGAGGCAATAAATCAGTCATGAAGAATCTCCCAGCGTTGAAGGCAGCGCTCGCCAATCTCTCGAATCTCATCCGACTTCGTTTTCAGATCACAGGAACTCGGCAGGCTTACCGTGAAGGTCGCCGTCTTCGTGCGCCCCAGGCCCGCCTTGAGGAAGACCAACTGGAACGACGCCTGTCGGACTTCGATTTGCGACTGGGCCAGACCCAGAGCCTCGATTTGCCGATGAATGACGTCCAGCCATCCGCGGCGGGCGATCTTGGACGTGAAGCGGATTTCGACGGACGCGGCGCAGAGCGCACTGGCAATCGGGACCAGCCCAATGCGCGTGAGCCGGACCAGGGCGATGCGGTCCGTCGTCTCGGTGGGATAGGTGAAGTCCGGCTCCATCAATCGATGCAGGTCATACACTGGACGGAGCGGATCGACCGGTTCGACATCAACGCCAAACACGGACTTGGAGAAAGCCCGCTGTAGCGGATAGTGCACCGCCTTGCTTCCCTGCGTGACGAGCTCCAGCGAGCCATCATGCGGGCCAAACACGAACAACACGGAGAAGGCGTACCGCTGGGAAACCGACTCGAAGGCGCCGTTGTCTTCGAACACCAGCCGCGAGTCGGGCCAGTCGTCCAGGTACGCGAAGAAGTACTCGCTGCCGCCGGAGCGCGTGTAGTGCTCGACATGGCAGTGGCGGCCACGCATCTCGTGCGGCCAGTAGTAGTCGCGCAGCGCACCGGCGAGGGTCTCGCGTATCTCCGGCGTGACGGTGATGCTCTGCTTCGGCAGACTGTTGCGGCGCACAGCATAGCGACTGCTCGAAAGGGAGTCGGCCCTCACGAAGAGCGCAGACCTCTCGAACAGGTCGGGATAGTTGAGGAAGAACCAGAGCACCTTGTTGAGGCGCGACTGGCATGCCGTGAATTCCCATGCCCGTTGGGGTTCATAGGACTGCAGCTCGTCGGCGAACGCGCGAATGCCCCGTTCGCTGGCCAACTCCCACAGGTCCTGAAGGACCGCCTGCACCTGGCGGCGGTGATCGTCCGGCAACGCCTGCCAAGCGTGGTAGATCAAATCGAACTGGCGGTTTTCCTGCATCTCCTCCCACGGCAAGTCTTGGAGTTCGCCACGCCGGTCAAAGAACTGGCGCAGGAGGGGAATGGACGACTGTTTGAGAATGGCTCGTGGATCAAAGTGCGGACTCATCGGGTGTCTCCAGCATTTCATCAAAACGGCGATAGGTGTTTCCTTGAGGAGAATGATCGGGCTCATCCATCGAGCCGCGAGTGACGACCGCCGATTCAGTTCGACGGTCACGCGCACCCGCAGGCGCGCACGGCGACCACCGCCATCGTTTGGGATGACCAAACGGCGGGGTGGGCGTCGTGCGGCGCCCTGCGGATGGGAATGGTTAGAAACCTTGGAAGCGCTACAGGTCCCCTTCTTGCTGGGCCTGCTCGATCTCAGTCTGGGTGAGCCAGGGCAACGGCTTGTTGGGCCGCTCGGGCTCGTAGGGATCGGTCATGGCTCGCAGCTCCCGGTTACGCTGGAGACGCTCAGTGCGGCGTTCTGCGGCTTCCTCGGGCGTTGCGGTTGGCAAGAATCGGTCAAGGTGTGCTTTCCATGGGTATCGCATTAGAAGGGCACCCCCTCGGCGCATCGAGGAACGCGGGTCAACAGAATGGGCTCCTGGCGGGCCGTCAATAAATCGCAGGCGTCTCCGATGGACTCTGCTCGCATTTCGACGCCATCGACCTCAGGCCCTTTGCGGAAGGGCCTCATCTCGACGCGGAGCCAGTGGTTCGCACAGTCCTTGAGGTAGCCGTCCAAGACGTGACCGCCCGCCGCGTCGATCAGCCAATCCATCAAGGTTTCCCGGTGAGCTTCATGGACGCGCGCAAGCAGAGAGCCAAATTGGAAAGAGGCCATTGCTTCTCCAATGAGTAAGTTGAAAGCAGGTTGTGGACGCAACAAACGCGGGAAGCGGTTTTTGGGGTAGAGCGAGGTGGTCAGATGGACCAAAGAGAGAACTGCGACTCCGACCTTTCGGCCAGCTGCCCGTCGTCAGTTCCTCTCGCTCGGCGTTCGATTCCTTGTCGGCCCCGATTCACCCGAGGGCCGCGGCGTGGAGACCTTTTCCAGTCTTCCGGAGGACCATTTATCCGTGGTCCCGAAGCTCAATCCATTGCGGCTACTCTACTGTACATCGGAACAGATGCAAGCACTTCGGCGCAAGTTTTTCGGGTCGTTTCGTAAGGGCAAGTGGGGCAAGGTTTGGCGGTCAGGCGACTTGAATTTGCGCGCAGAAAATGCCGCCGTCTAAACGGTCTCCAAGGCCGTGCCGCGCACTTCTCGCCACATCGCCCGCTGCTTTTGCCAGTCGATCTCGCCGGCTATCGGGCGCAGCAGCTTCTCGTGAATCGGCGGCCGGCCGGCTGAAATACTCGGCAGAAACAGGAGCGCCTCCTGGATGTCCGGCGCCAGATGGTTGAGATTCATGATCTGCGTGACGCGGGGCTGCGTCACATGCGCCAGGCGCGCCAGCTCCGACAAGTCGTTGATCTTGCCCCGGCGAATCTGTTGGTTGAAGCGGATCGCCAGCGCCATCAATTTGGCAATCCGGGGCAGCTGCGGCTCGCGGGGCGCCTTGGGAGCACGCGGCTGGTCCGACAGACGTCGACGCCCCCGGGTGCCACGGTTGAACGCAACGGTCTGGGTGATGGTGATCATGCAGCACTCCCCTGGCCTGCCGCCAGCGTCTTGATTCCCGTGTCGTGGAAGGAAATCGAAATGGCGCTTGCTTGGACATCGTATTCGACTCGTGCCACCAGCAGTTCCATCAACTGGCCCTGCTCGCGAGGACCGAGTGTGGTCCACAGCGAATCGAAACCGGCGAACGCCGCGTCAAGTTCGTGGCCGCTGATACTCTCGGCTTCCAGGGCTTTCGTGCGGGCGTGAATCTCGGCCAGTCGGGTCTCGCAGCCGGTGATCCGCTCCAGCAGGTCCGCCGCCTTCCCGGCCGACGTTTCGGCGTCCGACTTGGAGAGACGGCTCATGGCTGCGTGGTGCGCCTTGCGTTCACGCTGCACGTCTCGCTGCTCTTGCTGTAACGCTTGCAGTTCGTCCTCCAGGTGCGAGCGAACCTGCTGGAGCACGCCGGCACGGAGATCGGCGTCGGCCGCGATGTTGCGCAATTGGCGAACGACCAGTTCTTCGACCTCATTGGCCGGCAACGAGCCTGAAGGGCATTTACCCCGCCCGCTGTGGAGGGCGTGGGTGCAGGTGTAGTAGCGGTAGCGGGTCGTCCCCCGGTCGGTGTAGGTGTGCACCATCGTTCGGTCGCAAGCCTTGCAGTGCAGCAGCCCTTTGAGCGGCGTGCTGTAGCGGTGCCGCGGATGCGACCCGCCGCCGCTGCGGCCGTTGTGTTGCAATACGGCCTGCACGCGGTCGAACACCGCTTGTTCGATGAGCGGCGGGTGCTCTCCTTGGTACACGGCCGTCTTGTGCTTGATCTTGCCCACGTAGATCGTGTTGGTAAGAAAGCCGTACAGGTTGCTTTTGCAGAACGGCTCGCCGCCGCGGGTGACCCCCTTCTTGGTCGTCCAGGACTTGGTGATCCAGCCGCGATTCTCGAGCTCTCCCACAACCGGCAGCAGCGAACCGAGCTTGAGGTACAAATCGTAGATGGCGACAACCTTCTTGGCCTCGTCCGGGTTGACTACCAGGTGCGGCCCTCGGGAGGATCGCTCCACGTCGTAGCCCAGCACGGGCGTGCCGCCGGTCCATTTGCCCTTCCGGCGCTGGGCGGCGATCTTGTCCCGGATGCGTTCGCCGATGATCTCCCGCTCGAACTGAGCGAAGGAGAGCAAGACGTTAAGCACCAATCGGCCCATCGGCGCGGCGGTGTTGAACTGCTGGGTCACGGAAACGAAGGCGACTTTGTGCCGATCAAAGACTTCCATGATGCGGGCGAAGTCCAAGAGCGATCGGCTCAGCCGGTCGACCTTGTAGACGACCACGCAGTCGACCTTCCCGGCCTCGATGTCCGTCATCAGTCGCTTGAACGCGGGGCGTTCCAGGTTGCCGCCGGAGAAACCTCCGTCGTCGTAAAGCTCCGGCAGACATTCCCAGCCCTCGTTCTTCTGGCTCTTGATCATGGCTTCGCCCGCCTCGCGCTGGGCGTCGAGCGTGTTGAAGTCCTGGTCGAGCCCTTCTTCCGTGGACTTGCGGGTGTAGATGGCGCAGCGGACCGTTGAGGTTTCGGGTTGCTTGGCGATGTTGCGGCTCAT